TGGTGTACCACTTTTCTGTTTCGTTGATGATCCAACCTACAGACTGCACAGGTTCTGCCTTTGACTGTTTCATTTTCTTGAGATCATGCCATCCAGTGTCACTGTCCATAGCATCAAGCCAGTTAATCTTGACCAGTTTGTATTGTGCAAGATTAAATTTCTTCGGCATCTCTTATAGCTTTTCCGATTTGATATGCAATTTGTGGTACGATTGCATTGCCTAATCCTTTAAGTCTGTCCACCCTATTGGGTAGCCCATCAACCACTCGACAAACATCGGGTTCAGAGTCCCACTGCCTTGTGACCTTACATCTGGGTGATTGCCCAACATCTTCTGCATCTTGCCTGTCGGTTTCCCACAAGCATCCTCGTTGGCTGTCGGTGTCGGCCACATCTGCACTGCTAAAGTTAATGGTGTTCCCCCTTGTGCGTATTTCTTTTTTCTCATTGTGGTTTCCGTGGTCGGTGTGGGCCACAATCCATGTTCTGTATCTTTGGTGGGGAGCGTTGACTGCTGAAGCTGGTATAATAAACGATTGGACTTCGTAACCTTGGCTTTCCAAGTCAAGGTACACTTCTTCGAGTACCATGCCGTCTGAGATGCTAACAATATTTCTGACATTTTCCCCAATGACCCAGGTAGGTTTTGTTTGTCTAATAACTCTAAACATTTCTGGCCACAGATGTCTGTCGTCTTGTACGGCTTTTCCTTTACCTGCAACCGAGAAGGGCTGACAAGGGAATCCACCAACAACGACATCTGCTTCAACGCCTTGGTATGTGTTGTAGGTTTTGATGTCGTCATGTATTGGCACTCCAGGAAAGTTCTTGGCTAATATTTGTTGACACCACTTTTCGTTCTCGACAAATTGTACTGTCTTGAAATAACCTGTGCTTTCTAGCCCTAGTGCAAAACCACCAATGCCTGAAAATAAATCTAAAACTTTTAATTTTACCATCCATACTCATCAGTTGGGTCCATCCATAACCTCCTTTAATGGTATTATTTTTTGACACCAATCTTTAGGTATTGCAATTGCCCTACCAGTGGTGCCGTCACTACAAAAATCTGCTGACAAAACAATATGCTTTTCTGTTTCATTTACGATCCAACCAACACTTGTAACTGGCTCTGTTTTTGCAGCTTGAACTTTTTTTAAATCATGCCATCCAGTGTCATAATCCATAGCATCCTCAAAATGCACCTGAACTAATTTAAATTGATCAATATTAAATTTCTTTTTGGCCATTCTGCTCTTTCCATTGTTTTACAAAGTCGTTTGCAGTGACAAGGCCCTCAGTTATTTCTTCGATACGCATAAGTTCTTGTGGTTTTGGAAATCGTTTTGATTTGGTCCATCGAGTAACCGAAGTGGCTGTTATGTTACCAAGTTTTTCAGCTACACTTTTCTTTGTTGTTTTAGTTAAGCCAATCCATTTTGATAAATACATTCTTATTTTATACTTGCGTTATTTGTTAAATACAATACCTAAAAATAAACTTTTTATCTTAAATAACTTTGAAATATCTTATATTTTATAATGATTTGGTGTATATATGGATATTATTTTATTTTTATACACAATATTTAAAATTTAACTTGACGTATTTTTACGAATATGAAAATTTATCAATATGGTTGAACAACAAAAACCAAAATCATTAGACGAAGAGCTAGGTATCATACCTCAAGAGTTTATAGAATTAGATATAAACCATTACTCACCTACACAACTATTACAACCTATGTGGTTATGGGCTTTACTGTACGGAGCTTTTGATCAAGAGACACGCAGACGCAACAAAACTAATATCAATATGTTTTTTGGCACAACAATTGGTTACATTTGTCAGCTTGTATTCTGTGATGTGATATGGACTTTTAATAGTCAAAAAGTAAACAACAAAAAAATATCTGAAGATCAAGCATTTGAAATGTTAGATCAAGAAATGAACGCTTACAAACCATCTGATGAAAAAGATAAAGAAAAGTATGCAGCATTTAAAGGTTTAGCAGCTGATTATTTAAAACATTCTATTGCAGCTTGGAAATCAATAAGTTTTAGCACACCAGTTATAGCAGAACGCAATGTTACTTTGCCTTTAACTTTTGTAGGTATGTTGGGCCGAATAGATGGTGAAGATGATTTAAAGTTTGGGGAGCAAAAATTAAGATTACCACGATTATTAAAGCCAAAAAAAGATGGCACGAGAAGTGTCAGCACAACAAAGATTGACCAGCCCCTTATCAATCATTGCATCCAAACGTCATACTACTGGAAGAGTACTAACAAGAGGCCGTTCTTGTTTTATGTGAATGACAAAGAACACAAAATATTTGATTCATCAAACTGTGATTTACTAACAGTAGATGCCATGAATGATCACTTTGAATACCTCAAAAACCAGGCACGATTAAGGGATAGACATATATTAAACAGCAAGGGTGATCCATTACGACTGTTAAGTTTTCACGATCCTGATTGGGAAAGTTTTTATGCAGATATAGGGGAAGAAAATTTACACAAGGCCAGAGAATTATTTAAACAAGCACACAACTTATAGGAGGAACAATGAAACAAGAAACATCAGCAACAAAATTATTACGCAATGCCATGGATGAAATAATGGTAAAGCAAGACGAGTTGTCTATTAATTTAAAGGGCAAAAAGTATCTAGAAATAGGTCCACGAATACAGATTATGCGTAAGCATTTTGGAACACGAGCTTTAATAAATACAGAGATTGTTGAGAACACAGCCACAAGAGTTGTGATGAGATCATCTATATTTATAGACGATAAGTTAGTTGCAACTGGTACTGCTGAAGAATTTAGAGCAATCGGACCAGTCAATAAAACAAGTGCATTAGAGAATTGTGAAACAAGCTGCATTGGAAGGGCATTAGGCAATCTTGGATTGTCCAACGACAAGATTTCTTCTTATGAAGAAGTGCAGCGAGCTATTAGTGATGGTGAGTTGTTAAAAAAGTCTAATCAAAATCATACTGGATTGGCCTTGGTAAGAGAGACAGTGACTTATGACAGTGTTATGAAACAGATTGAAAATGCTAGTCAAACAGAATCATTAAAAGCTGTCGTGAGCCAGCCTGAAATTAGAGAATTTTTGAAGGGTCTGAGAGATTCAAATCCTAAGAAGATGAAAGCCATAGATGCTTTATACACTAAAACTCAACAAACATTAACAGAAGGAAAAACGATATGAGTGATTATGTAAAAATGGGGAACGGCATGCTGTTTCCAAATGAAAAAAGAGACAATGATAAAGCTCCAGTTTGGACTGGACCAATAACTATTGTCAACAAAGATGGGTCTGAACGTAAAGCTCGAATGGCTGCATGGAAAAGTGATAAGCACAAAGACGGCATATCAATACAGCTCAGTGAGGCTAATGCTCCAAGTCAAGCAACACAAGGAGATGAAATACCATTTTAACTTTTATGGTGGGTAGGGTGTTTTGATTCGTTCATAATTCCTTTATTACCTTACCCACCTCCCAGGACATTATATGAGATATATATCACCGTTTGGATGGAAATTAATTGGAATGGCTTTGTTTGTCATAGTCATAGTTGTGGTCAGCTTATGAGCCACGATCCAGTTAATCATCCAAAGCATTACACAAGCAGTGACATTGAAACAATTGATGTCATACAAAATGGATTAACCACAGAAATGTTTAAAGGATATTGCTTGGGCCAAATATACAAATACATTTCACGAGCTGAGATGAAAGGCAATGCACTTCAGGATTATCAAAAGGCTGAGTGGTATTTAAAAAAATTAATCAAGGTTATTGAATGACACCAAAACAAAAAAAAGTTTTAGATTTTATTAAAAAGTTTTTTAAAGACAACGGATATAGCCCATCACAAAAAGAAGTTGGTAATGCAATAGGAACTACACAGACAACAGCACGACTTCATATACAACAATTAATACAACGTGGTTTTTTAAAAAAAAAACAAGGTAATAACAGATCGTTAGAAATATTATGAGTAACAGCAACCCAGAACAATTTGAGATTAAATCAAATAGAAGGCAATGTTGTAGAGTGCCATTGTACCACAACAATCAAAAAATATATTTAGAGATACAATTAGACCCTGAGACTGGTGAACTAAGAGTGGTGAAACCATGGCCTGAAATGAAAGAGGGAACTGAGTTGTACTCAACAATAGTAGAGGCTGGTTTTGATATTACAGCTCAATTGGATTCATATCCTGATCCATTACAAGCACTATCAGTATTAAGAGAACGTACATTGCGTAGAGGAGATGGCACACCAATAACAGTTCGTGGTGCTATCATTGATCGTTTGTTTGAAGATCCATA